TTTGTAGTTGCCTACCTCTAAAAGGAACCATTATAGGACCAATTGTACTTGCTGGTAAAGATGCTGCTTTACACATGTAAGATGCTAAAGAAACATCCGCAGTAACATATGATGGAAAACCCATCGTCACTTTGAATAGATTAGGTCTAGCACCGCCGCCAACGAGTTTGGCTTTCATATCATCTACGCCTAAAATAGCCATCTTTAATTACCTCCCGCGATTTCACTAAACTCAACACCAGTACGTGTAGCAATGAAGTTAAGAGTAATGTAGTTAATAGAACGAGCAGGTTTAACATAAATATCAGCAACAAATTTATTAGTATCAATAATTGCTCCCGTATTATTTGTGCCGTCACATACTACTTTAAAGTCCGTAATACCTCTACGACCTTTAACATCCCTTAAGAAAGGTTCAACCATATTTCTAAATTGAGCCCTCGTAAATTCATCATTAAATTCGAATAATGATGCTTTCGATGCTGTAGATATTGCTTTCTCTAATACAATAAACAATCTGCGAACGTTAATTCTATCGAACGCTGATGGTTTAGATTGTAAAGTTTTATCACCAAATAACACTGTACCTGAACCAGGAAATGTAACAATAGGGTTTACACCTGTCTTGTATAGAGCATCTCTATCTGCCTGATTAGGATTATATGCTAGTTTAGTAACATTTCGAACGTTACCACGAGTAAATCCAGCCGGTGAGAACCAAGCATCTGCGACTAAATCAGCGTTAGCTGTTAGTCCTGCCATAGATCCTGCCGCACAAATCCAACGATATACATCGCTGTATTTATCATACACATATAAAGAACTTGAATCCGCAAAGCCATAAGACGTTGAAGTTGTTCCAGTTCTCCATGCAGCTACTGTTGTAGCCGGTGCTGCTGCATTTGCTGTAGCCGCTCTCTCTGGTGAGACAAAGCCTACCGCATCTTTTCTTGCTGCCGTTAAGGCAGTTATATAATTACTTAGTGTGATATTATCACTTGCACTAAAACCAGAATTGGCTTGGAACACTAAGTTTACATCTACTGTTTCTGCATCAGAGAATTTAGCATATTGTGCTGTAGTTTCACCTACAGTTAATACGTTATCATCAACACCACCACTTAAGTTAGCAAAAAATACGTTTACACGTGTAAATGCATTTGATGTTGCTGATTCACCAGCATCTGTTAATGCTGCTGCGTGATTTCCGACACGGATCCATTTAGAGTTTGTATTGATGTGATTTTTATAATATAAATCTGTACCATCAGTTGATTTCACATCACTAGCTTGACTTAAGTAACTAAATACTTCAAGAACTTCGCCAGCTGTACCTGTTATAGTACCATCATAGTCTCTAACTACGATATGTATTTCATCATTAGAACCACCTACTGCAGCAGCTCCAGCAGAAGTACCAGGAGCACTTTCTGTCCATGTTGCCCAACTTGCTGAACCATCCCAAGATGTTGGGTCAGTTGCAACTTCCACTGTTAGTGCACTACCTGTTATACCAGGATGACGGGCCATAACCCAATCTCCAGCAGCAGGTGTTAATGTACTAAAATGATCATCATTTTTTGCTAAAATACCAGTACCCGATGCCGTAGCATTACGTGCTGATGTTCCTACAGCTCTGACAACTTTTAGCGCGCTGCCATAACTTAAAAACTGGGATGCCGTAAGAACACTTTCGAAAGTGTCTGCATTTGGCTTCCCAAACTTATTAACTAATTCCGTTTCGCTACTTACAGTAGTAATTTCTTCGCAAGGACCCCACTGGAATGCACCAGCCATAGCTCCTATTGTAGATGATGTAGATGGAACGACATTAGTTAAATCGATTTCTTTTACCTGTACACCAGGCGATACTAGAAATGCCATTTATTTACCCCTTGTCATGTTATTTATAAGATTATTCATAATACGTAATTTTCTCAATATACTTATTTATAACAACTGTACTTTCTAATTTCTCCATACTTTCCAGCCTTCTCCAAATGGATGAGTATTATATTGTGATTGTGGCATATTACCTACCGGTATTACTTCATCTTCTAATTGTTTAACCTTTTCTTTATATAACATACGTTTTAAATCAACATCAGTTGCTTCAGCAAAAAATGGAGTGGATGTAAACCATCCAAACATAACTAAATTCATCATAAGATCATCGTGTGAATTATGATCTGCCTCATATGAAGAACCCTTTGCTACAAATGTACTCATCTCTCTTATAGTTTCTTCACAATTTATTACTAATTTATGTTGTTCCATTATATCTTTTATATTAGAACACCCCATTCTTTTAATTTTTCGTGTCATGGTTACACCAATAGCATTTGCTTTAATCATAGATTCTACAAATACATTCTCATATTCTAAATCATAGTATAAACCATTACATACAACCTGTCCTGCATCATTTGATTCAACCACAACATAACATTCATTATAATGTGTAGCATATTTATAAAGTAAATCAGGAAATAATAAAGGTGACATCATATTATCTCTAAATACACATACTTGAACAAATGGATTAACACTAACATCTATAACAGTAAATGTAGAATAGTCTTGTCCTCTTCCTTTAGATACATCCACAAACATTAAATAATTATGGCCTTCTTTAGGTTGTTCCCACATTTTAATATTATTTATATATTCAATAGGATTTCTTGCTCTTAAAGCTAATAATATATCAGCAGATATAAGAGTATTACCAGTACCATGAAATGAATTGCCGAATTCTTGGTCAAATTGTAATTGAGAGGTATTTTCAACAGTCATCTTCTTCCATTCTTCATCTCTATCTGGTACATCCCACCAGTCTACACGAATTGGTGTAAATTCATTTGTTCTTTGAAGAGCACCTTCATATAATTTATGATACATATTACCTATACCATTTGCTGTAGATGTAATAATAATTTTAGATGTTTTACCAGATGAGATAACCGGATATGTACTTGTATAAAATTCAGTAGCATTATCTACAAATGCAAACTCATCAAGGTATACAAGATTAATTGACATACCACGAATAGAGCTTGATGATGTTGCAGCTGCTACAATTCTTGAATTATTAGAGAATGCAATAGATTTTTTATTAAGGACAGTACATCCTGGTTGTAAAAAGAATGGTAGATTTTCTAACATAAGAGTAATTCTACCTAACATTTCTCGTGCAATAGCTTCTTTATTGGCTAAAACACCTACAACTTGTTCACCTTTAAATACAGCATACCACAAAAGATAGGCTACAACAGCAATTGATTTACCACTTTGACGACATGCAAGAACAATATTGAATCGATTTTTATCAAAAGAATTAAACATATCTTTTTGATATGGATATAAGTTAAATGGTATTAAACCTTTATCTAGATGTATTATTTTACAATACTTTTCTGCAAAATATACAGGATTATCTAAGCATTTTTTATACTCAATTAATTCTTCTTTAGTCCATGGATGTTTTATATCGGCTCCCCGAATATTCGGGTTACCGAGATAGTTAGTATTTCTACTCATTATCTATTACTGTTTCGTCCCTTAACATTTTTTGTAATTCAGCTGTAGAACCTATGAATACATTATTATTAGTTGCTCCTTGAGTAAGAGCAGGAAGATCATCATCTTTATCTACTTCTTTTTTACTTTTATGAAGTTTAAGAATCTTTTCGCCTATTTCAGCATTTTGTTTGATTAATTGACCGAGTACTTCGAATGCTCGTGGATGTTCTGATTCTCTAGCAAGATCTAACATAAGTTCAATAGCTTCATCACCTTGTTCAGCTAAATTAAATAAATCTCGTCTTATTCGAGCATAATCAGCATCAACTTTATTGTTTGTGTCCACCGTCATTGTTTGGTTTTTCATAATATGTATTCCATAATTCTAATACTCCTGCTGCTGTTCTACTTTCTTCTTTATTACCACCAGTGTAGGGTATAGCAAGTTGTTCATTAATCAAAACTTGGTTGGCATCAACAATGCCATCCTTTGTCGAGATTGAAAGAGTTCCTAATATTCGTCCAAACTTTCCTTTCTTTTGTTTCTTAGTAACTAATGTAAATTCTCCATTAGCTTCTGCCAGTAATTCTGATAATCTCGCACTAGCAGCCTTACCCCAAGATTTCTCAGCTAGGTTTCTTGTTCGGCTTTCAGGAGTATCTATACCCATTAAACGAATCCTCTCTTTAATAAATATTTTAAATCCTAAGTCTATCTCTGCATCAACGGTATCACCATCAACGACTCTTAATAATGTTGCTTTATAATTATACATAGTTATACGTCCGTATCAAAAAAGTTAAGTGTTTCTGTATATGGTTCTTTAAAACCTCCTGCACCATCAGATGTTGTTGTACCATCTATAGCTAATGTTTCAATCTTATGAGTTGTTGGATCAACATTTTCTGAAAAATCAACTTCAGTATTAAGAATTTGTTTACTCTTACTAATACCTCTATAATATCTAATACGAGTTGAGAAAGATAAAGTATAAACAATAGCTCTCCTTGTAATTAAATCACCTTCATAATCATCATTTAAGTCAACACCCTCTAAAATAATAGGAGTGTCAGTTTTTATATTCATGCTTGGAATATCATGAATTGTTACTGTATATTCTGGTTGAAACATTGGAAGTATTTGTTCTAATATTTGTAATGCTTCATCTTGAGTTTTAGCAAGAAGATTTAATTCAAATCCAACCTTATATACAGCTGGTGCACCCAATTTACTTAATTGTAGAGTATCACCAACAACAACCTTTGTATAATTCTTATGTTTAGATACACGTGCATTAGCATCATATTCCATAGAAGATATCTCGAATGACATACGTGGTAACTTAAGAGCTATCTTAGGTCCAGTTGTTTGTTCATTTAAACGAGCAAGAACTTTAGTTCGTGGTGCATATCCAAGAGGAACTTTAATTTTTTGTAATATCTTACCAGCAGAATCTTTTTTAACAACTTCTAAATCGTTAAATATAGACCCAAATACAGAGACCATACGTCTTGTACTTTCATTATAGAAATGATTAGAAAACATTACTATATTCTCCTTCACTCATCTTTTTCCAATCATCATAATCAATATACATATCTGTATCGGAATTATAATACTGACCGAATTTTTTATCATAATATACAACCTGTCCTGACTTAGTCATAAACGGACCTTCAAGACCCTTACGTTCTTTATACCTATCAGGCATCTTTCCAAGCTTGGATTGTTGTGTCTTTAGCTTCAAGTAATCTCGAGATACTTTATACTTGTCTTTCTTCGACATTTGAGACTTATATTTTTTCTCAAATAATTTAAAGCTATTCATTATGGATCTCCAAACGGATTAGATTCAGTAAAGTCTATAACAGAATCACCAGCAATTTCAAATTCATCATTGTCAGCATATGGATCTTCATTATAGAATGTCTTAATAGTACCACTCTGATCTGTTGTAATATTTGAAGATGTTCCAGATTCTGAACCAATTAATTTTTGATTAGCATCAGGATCTACAAAGAATGTCTTAAATGTACCATCTCCATTAATACTTTGATGTGGACTAATGATTGTTACTCTATTAACACCAACACCTTCCCAACCAGATACATAACCTTCTACATTAATAGCAGCACCATCTCCATCATTAACTCCGGTCCATTGTGTAACTTTTTCACCAAGAGTATATGGAGTATTGCTATCAACAATATAACTATATGATGTAGCATTCTTCCATTCAATCTGGTCTATTTCATCCCAACCAGTATCAAAGTGTTGGTCATTATATTCAAACAATTCAGCAGTAAGTGTATAACTTGGAAGTTTTTCTAATTGATAGAATGGTGATTTTGGCTCTACATATTTTATTTCAAATAATCTATTAGTCATTATCATATAAATTAAATCACCTTCTTTTGGAGCATAACGAGGAGTTGAAATTGGAGATGTAGCAAGTGAACCTACAGCTGCTTCCCAACGACGTTTAGTTACTACAAAATTAGCTTGATCTCTAATTTCTAAACCAAATTTACCTAATAGGTTACCATCACCTTCAAAGGCTTCTGCATTTTCTAAATACATTTCTACTGGATATGCCTGCGTATATTGATTCCAAGTTTCATTTAATAAATCATCTTCAGAAATTTGTTCACGAGGAAGATATACTACATCTTGTCCAAATATTTTAATGCTTTCAGTAACAAGATCCTCATACAGGTCTTGTTCAGATTTTACTGCACCTGAAAAGTATACACTAGTCGCCATTACATACTACCTAATATATGATTTAATAAGTTTTTTCTAGCATTACTCATAATTATCAACCCATAAGGAAATTATCTGGCATAGCCCAAATCAACCTACATTCTTCTTCTAAATTCTGTATCTCTTCTATTGCATCTTCATACATTTGACGACCATTCATTGTTATACCACCTGGTAATTGAAATCCGTCAAATTTCATCATGTTTGCACCCCATTGACGTTTAATTAATGCTGTAAGATATTTTTTTAAATACATATCATTATAAACATCAGTATATGTAGCTGGATCTATAATTGAATATGCTTCAATAACAATATATTGTCCAGCTGAAAGGTCACCAAACCCTTCATCCATATGAAGTCTATTCATATGTCTACTAAATCTTAAATGCTCTTCATTATTTAAACTATGTTCAATTAAAGATAAATGTTGTAATGATTGTTCATAAGTTTGAATTTGTGTTGACATACCTTGTATCATAAAAACATCATTTAATCTCATATGATAACCCATATCAAACAAAGAACTTCCAGATGATTGTCCACCAGTCAACATACGTACAACAGCAGTAACATTATCGCTTATTGTAATATAGCTATTTGTTATATCAGTTGCAGTAAGTTGATGTTTTAAATATGTACGAATAACAGCATCAGAATGAAATTCTTGATAAAATTGTATTGCATCATCTGTGCGATCTTCTACTTGGTCTTCATCTACATTAATTTCAATTACTGGAGCACCTAATGCTCTTAAGCAATGATCTTGTAATGTACTTCTTGAATTTGGTTTTGCCATATTATTTCCTCATATCTATACCTTTATTTATATATTATAAGTCCTACGGTCTAACTTCATCTCATCTCTCATCACTATATCTATTACTTTCGCCAAATTTATATCAATTATTACAGCTATAGAAGGTGAAACTTTTTTCATAATGGGCCATATATCATCTACAAATGTAATACATTTATTCATTACCATCAATGAATAAACTCTAGATAAGAATTCTTCCTCTGTATTTGTAGGATTATAACTACTAGCCCCAAGATTTTTAATATCATTCATTGGTAAAAAAGCATAAACTTTATCATAGTAATTTCTATATAATCTATATGGAATAAGATGAGCGTCATATGCAATTTTATAATTAGCTTTATCAATCTTGAATTGATTTAAATCACTATCCAATCCTGATTTAAAATATATATCCCATGAAATATTCTTTTTATCTCTTGCTGCTAACATCACTATTTCTGCATCTTTAAAATCTTTTAATAGTGTTGCTATTAATGGATCTTGAATATTACTATAATTTTTATAAACTGTTGATAAAGCATCAATTTGTTTAGAATTTAATAATATTTTATCACCGCTTATATCTCCATATTTACCACCCCAACCGCCTAAAGCAAGTCGATGTATAGCATGTCCACCGCCTTCATGAAATAAAGTGTTTAATTGTTCTCTAATATTTCCTATTGCTAAACCAATTGTTATAATACCAGTAGGCTGTACTTTTTTATTTAGCCAAAAAAATCCAGCTGTAACAATATCTGTGGAAGGTATAGTAGGAGGTGTGACATAATTCACATCTGTAGTATCTTTAAACCAATCTACTATATATGTATGTACACGAAAAGGCCAACTTTCAATAGTTTGACATAATTCATCATAGTTATAATTATTATTAGTTAATTCATCTTTAACATTTTGTAACCATTCAGTTACTAGATCACCTGTCCTATAAAAATA